AGATGAATCTTGTAAAAATTAAGAATGACCGAGATTTTGACATTGAAGTTCAGTTTACTCTCAATGATGAAGAGAAAAAAGAGCTAATCAAGGCTGGTGAAGAAATTGAAGTGCCAGAAGATCAGGCTGAAGCTGTGAAAAAGCAGATCGAAGAAGCTGAAAAACCAGAAGAAGCTGAGGCTGAAACAGAAGCTGAAGTTGAAAATGCAGATGAGCAATTGGCCAATGAAAATCAAGAAGATGACGAAGCGGAAAAATTGCGAAAAGAGCGTGAAGAGTTTGAAAAAGAAAAAGCAGAATTTGAGCGCAAGAAAAAGAATTCTTCAGCAGAAAAGAAATTCGATCAGCTTTTGAGCGAAGGAAAAGTAGTGCCTGCAATGCGAGAAAACTTTATTGCTCTATCTAGTGTTCAGGCTGATGTGTATTTAAGTGATGAAACTTCAAAACCAACTGATGTATTACTTTCGGAACTCTTTGAGAAGATGCCGGATATGCGACTATCTGACGAAGATGGCGAAAATAACGCAAAAGCAAGTGATGAAGTTGAGTTAACCGATGAAGATAAGAAAATTATTGATAAATTCGGTTTAAGTGAAGAAGATTATAAAGAAGTAAAGAAGGAGAACTTATAATGTTTTATCGACAAAATGGTGAAATGATCTCAGTTAAGTTTGGTGCTAATGAAATTAAAATAGGCCAAATTGTAACTGTAGATGAATCTGGCAATGCTAAAGCTGGTGAAGCTGGAAAAGACTTTTTGGGAATTGCTCTTGAAAATACAGCAGACGTAATTCGCGGAAATGAAGTGCGAATCTGTACAGAAGGTGTATTTGAGCTACGTAAAGACTCAGCCGTAGCAACTGACCTAGGAAAAGGTGTTAAGATTGTTGGTGCTAATAAAGTAGATATAGCCTCAGCCCCAACTGATGTAAAAATTGGTCAAATCGTTGGCATTGTTAACGAATCTAAGGTTTTGGTTAAAATTAAATAATTTTAAGGAGAAAGAAGATGAACGAAAAATTGAAGAATTTAAACTTGACAATTCAAACCGTTTTTAAAACAACTTCAAAAGAAGTTAAAGATCCTTTGCAAAATGTACTTTATGATGTTACTCCAACAAGTAGCTCGGCAGTAAATATTGCAACTGTTTCGAACGTTCCTGGAATGCGAGAATTTAAAGCAGAGCGCAAACATGGTGTAGCTGAAGATTCAGTAGTCACAATCGTGCCTCGAACTCACGAAGCAACTCTTGATGTGAAGCGTGAAGATATCGAAGATGATAATATTGGTCGCGTTCCTGCAATGGTTAAAATGATGACTAGTAAAGCAAATCGCTATTATGGTTCGCTTGCTATTGCGGCACTTGAACTTGGTTTTACTGCAAAATTGAATGATGGTCAAGCGGTATTTTCTGCAAAACGTGGAAACTTGATTGCTGGTGCGCTTTCAAAAGAAACTTTCACAAAAGCTTACGACGCACTACTTGCAATGACTGATAGCGACGGCGAACCAATTTTTGCTATGCCAACTCACTTGATTGTTGGAACAAAAAACCGTGCCGCTGCTGAAAAGATTTTGAAAGCGATGACTGGCGCAAACGGTGAAACTAACACTGACTATAAAGCGGTTGAGCTAATCGTTGATCCACGAATCAGTGGCACAACTTGGGCGTTGGTTGCAGCAGGTGATGGTATTATGCCACTTACAATTGCTGAACGCGTAAAAGTTGGTGCACCTGTAGCAAAAACTGACCTAAACAGCGATCGAGCTTTTGAAACAGATGTATTTAGCTGGGGACTCCGCGGCCGATTCGACGCAGCATTTGCTGATGTTCAACGAATTGTAGCCTCAACTGGAAAATAAGCTAACTTTTGAAAATAGAATCAGTCAACTTGGCTGGTTTTATTTTGACTAAAAATTTGATATAATAAAAAGGTAATAGACGGCTCGCAAAAGAGTCGTTTTTTCTTTTTTGCAAGCCAGAAAGGAATAAAATGAGTGATAAAAATTTTGAAAGCGTGCAAGCTATCTTGGAAGAAGCAGGGCTAATTCATCGCCAGCAAAATATTAGTGCAGAGATTCAAGGAAATCATATTTTTTTGAATGATGGAATTATTGCAGATTCAAATTATAACGATTTGGTTGATTTTGAAGATGTGGCTGTATTTTGTGGTGGTGAAAAAATAGAAGTATCAAATATTGATGCTGAAAATGGCGTTATTGAACTGGCTAATAACTCAAAAAATGGTGAAATCGCCAATGTTAGTTATAATTATAGCAATGTTCGACAAGCGCTAGTGGAAAAAATCCGCGGTGAAGTATTGGCTGAAGTTCGAAAAGTTTTAGCTATTAGCACGATAGAACAAAATCGTGATATTGTAGGTTATATTGTGCGAATTTACGCCGCCGGAAAACTATTGGTGCGAGAATATGGTTTTAATCAAGAAATAGCCGATACGAGTAAAGATGGCTACCGCAAAATTGAACTCGCTAAAGCTGAAATTAAAGCTTTACAAGAAAATGAAGAGGAGAAACGCACCGAAAATGAAGTTTGGAGTACGGGAGATGAAGATTTATTTGGTAAATATCGACAGCGAAAAGTTGAGGATTTCTAAATGAGTTTAATTCAATTTTCGATTGAAAGCTCTGGTGAAAAGGCAATTATTCGAGATTTTGAAAACCGTTGGCAGCAATCTCAAAATTTAAGCAAACCTCTTGAAGATTTTGCCAACTATTTTGAGCGAGAAATTCAAAGAAACTTTGAGGGTAGTGGTTCAGGTTTTGGTGGGTGGAAACGAAGAAAGAAAGCTTATAGCCACCCGATTTTGCGAAAAACACGCAGAATGCAGAAAGGTTTTAAACATACAACCAGACCGCAAGAAGTGGAGTTTTCAAACTCAGCATCTTATTTTAAATTTCACCAATTAGGAACACGAAAATTACCGGTGCGAAAGATGTGGGGTGTGCGTGAAATGGATTGGCAAGAATTAAGGCAGAATATTCAAAAATATTTATTTGAGGAGAGTAGATAATGAATAATAATTTTTATAAAGACCCAATACTTGAACGGATTAAGTATATTTTAGAGAAAAACTGTGTGAAAGAATTAAAGGGGCGGTTTTATTTTGGTGAACCTGTGGTAGTGGCGAAAAATTCTTTACCACTTTGCTTTATGGAATATACAGAGCAAAATGTGGAAGATTCGGCTGCTTTTGAAATTACTACAAATTTAACTGTAAAATTAACTGTGGCGGTAGATTTAACTCGAGATTTAACCGCAAATGCTAAAAATATTAACAGTTTTGCAACCTTACACCGAATCGTTTGTGGTAGAAATGAAAAAATGCAACTTTTGCCGGATTCAATAATGGGAATTTTGGTAAAAAATCAAGATGCTGGCTATTTGGGCGAACGAGTAGCCTTAAACTTGGGTGAATCTGGTGTAAAAATGGAATATGGTTATGGTGAGAGGGGTGATGGGATTTTTACGAGAGAATTGAGCTTGAGTTTTGGGGTGAAAGTGGCAGAAAGCTTGACAAATTAGGTTTAGCGGGAGTATACTGATTATGTATAAAAGCTAATTGGGAGTTAAAAGATGGAGCTTCTTCATAATATCATTAATATTTCATATAATATTATTACATTTATTTATTTTGTATTTTTCTGTTATTGTGTATACTTGAAAATTGCAAAAAAAGACATTATTAAGCCTTTGAAAGCAATTAACCATCGTAAAAAATTATCTTTATGGATTGGGTTCTTTTTATGTCTTGCTCTAGCTTTTGCGGAAGCTTGGTCACGAGGAGCTTATAAATAATGCATAACTTTTTAATGTTTATATATTCAGTTAGTATTTTCTTAGGAATTATCCTATTACCTTATTTTATTTATTTGAAAGTTAGTAAAAAGCAATCAAAAATTAAATTTCTAAATTATAAATACCGAGTTGGTTTTGGGCTGATTGCGATAGCTTTCTTTTCTGCATTATTGATGTCGATACTACCCGGAGGGAAACCGCTATTTGTTCGAGATGATAACCAGAAAAACTTAACTCAGAAAAAAGACGAAGAGACAAAAACACTAGGAGAAAAGCCAAAAGTTGAAAGCGGTGTTGTTGGCGAAAGTTTATTGGCAAATGAAGAAATTCGGAAAAGTCCAACTTATAAAGTATTAAGAGTTGTTGATGGTGATACAATTCGTATAGACTACAACGGTAAAGATGAAAAGGTGCGTTTTATTGGCCTAGACACACCCGAAACTAAAGATCCACGTAAACCAATTCAATGTTTTGGACGTGAAGCTACAGTAAAAATGACCGAATTTGCTGAAAATAAAAATGTTCGACTTGAATTTGATAGAACGCAAGGTGAACGCGATAAATATGGGCGACTTTTAGCTTTTGTTTATGGCGAAGATAATAAAAACTTGGCTTATGAGATGATCCGACAGGGCTATGGAAATGAATATACTTATAATTCAAATCCTTATAAATATCAGAATGAGTTTAAGGAAGCGGCACGCAAAGCTCGTGAAGAGAATAAAGGTTTATGGGCGGAAAATACTTGTGCAGGTGACGCAACCAAACCTGCAGATTCGCCAGCTCCAGCTCCTGCTCCGCAACCACAACAACAAGCTCAAGGTGCTTGTGTAATTAAAGGCAATATTGGCAGAAATGGTAAAATTTATCATCTGCCTGGTCAAAAATACTACAACAAGACTAACCCTGAAGCGATATTTTGTTCAGAGGAGGAAGCTCAAAATGCTGGCTTTAGAAGAGCAAAAGTTTAACGCTTGCTAAAAGTATAAATAATTGATATAATAAAAACATAATATACGGCTCAAACGGCCGTATTTTTCTTTTGGTTTAAAATTTGGTTGATTGGGCTTTAATTTTAAAAGGAGAAGAAGATGAATGAAGGCGCAATCGTTGGTCGAAAAATAGCTATTGGAATTAATCTAGAAGATACGAGGGGAACTGCAAAAGACCCAAGCTATTTCTACCCACAACTTGATTTTAGCTTTAAAGATACAATTGAAACTAAAAACAATGAGTCTGCATATGGCTCAATCGTAAAAAATAACTCAATCGACGTAATGAGCGTTAAGGGTGAAGGCACAATTGGCGGAAAGATGTTTATTAAAGGGCTTTATTACTTTTTAGCATTGGCCTTTGGTCAAAAACCTACAAAAGGTGCTGTTGATGACGATAATAAAGCTAAAAAATATAATTTTGCTTTAAGTAATTCAAATAGTCACAGCTCGGCGACTTTAGCTATTAAAAATGACATTGAAGCGAAAAAATACACTTTCGCAATGCTTGATAGCTTTAAGATTTCTTGGCAAGCTGATGATTATCCAAAAATTGAGATGAACTTTATTTCAAAAAAAGGTGAGCGAGTGGCTAAAAACTCAATTATTGCAGGATACATTGATGAACCTGAATTCTTGCCAAAAGACTTTTATTTGAAACTTGCTGATGACCTGGCTGGACTTGCAACCGCTCCAGATGTGATGCCAACCAGCTTTAGCTTGGAGTTTAAAAAGAACTTGAACACAGACTTTTACAAAGGTGATGTGAGTGAGATTTTCAACATGGACTTTGAGGCGAGCGGGAGTTTTGAGCAAAAAATCCAAAATACGAAATACCAAGATGCAACCGTTGCTGGAAAAAGCTATGCTTTGGAATTTGGCTTGATTGATGACCGTCATAAAGCAGGAACAAAAACACCAACAAGCTTGAAAATTCGTGCAGCTAAAATTGGAATTTCAAGTTATGACCCAAGCTATGGCTTGAGTGATTTAGCGACTGAAACAATCAACTTTGAAGTGTTGAATGATATTAAAACTGGAAAAACTATTGAAGCTGAATTAATTAATAGCTTTGATTATTAGGAGGAATTATGCGAGATCAACGAATTGAATTAGAGAACGGCCGATATGCTGTAATTAGAAATTTTTTGCGAGTTCGAGATCGCAATAAATACCAAAAAGCATTGCTTTCACGCCAAAAAATTACACCCGAAAGCATTAAAGGCGGTGAGATGGAGTTTGTGGTAGAAGGCGACCAAATGATTGAAGCACAAGAGCTTGCTACTGAAATTTTGCTAGTTGATTATGACGGCACAACTGAAGGAGCTTTCGATAAATTGATGGATAGCGAATTTGCTGAAGATTATGAAGCTATCTCGAAAGCTTGTAGTGAAGTTTTTGAGCGAAATAGCCAAAATTTAGCAAACTCGCCCGAGATGCCAGAACATACGAACGAAGCGTAAATGCTGGTAGGGGCGAAGTGCCCGAGATGTTCATGATTGCTATAATATGTGAAAAATTCGGCTGGACTTGGTGGGAATATCAAAACCAGCCAGCCGAGTTTATTGATGCAATTAGAATTAAACTAAATATTGAAGCCAATTTTGAGGCTAAACAAATTGAAGAAATGAAAAGAAAGACTAGATAATGAGCAATACGATTACGCTAACGGTTCGAGCAGATACTAAACAGTTCGAAACTCTTATGAAAAGCGCCGGTAAAACCGTTGATGATTTTTCTAGGAGAAATAAACGAAGCTTGGAAAGTATCGCAAACAGTGCAAATAATATGGCTGGAAAAGTTCAGGGTGCGATGAAACTACTGGGCGCTACTTTAGTTGGTGGAAGTTTTGGCTTGAATGCTTTTGTGAAAGAAGCCTCGACCTTACAATCGGTACGAGCTAGTTTTGAAAGCTTGACCGGATCGGCCGAAGGAGCTCGAAAAGTAATGGCTCAGCTTAATAAATTTAGTTTAGAAACAGCCTTTAGCGCTGATGATATTAATGCAGCAGCTCGAACTTTGCTTGGTGCTGGTGTTAGCGTTGACAAACTTGGCTCACGGATGAAGTGGCTTGGTGATATTGCCGGAGCGACTGGTGCGAATTTAGGCCAGTTAGTTTTGCCAGTGTCACAAGCTTTAGCCAAAGGTAAGCTTGACACTCAAGACTTTTACCAAATTTTGAACAGTGGCGCTGGAAAAGTGCGTGAAGTTCTGCAAAATGAACTAAATAAACGTGGCCTTGGCGATGTTATGACTGCTTTATCAAAAGGTAAGGTCTCGGCGGAGATTTTGGAAACAGCATTGAAAACTGCTGCAAGTGAGGGCGGTTTTGCTTTTAACGGTGCAGCAAAACAAGCTCAAACTTTTGATGGGCGAATGAGTAACCTGCAAGAAACGATCAGTAATGTTGGTTTGGAGCTGATTGGCGTTAATAAAGCAACAGGTGAAATTGACCCAAATGGAATTTTTGCTCAAATGAGTGAAAAAGTTGAAAAAGCGACAAAATGGCTTGAAGAGAATAAAGAAAAGATTAAAGATGTTGCCCAGATTATCATTAATAATATTCAGCCAGCGATGATTACGCTTACAGCTTTATGGGCGAGCTTTAAGGCGGTTGTGGTTGCTAGTGAAATTGTTGATGCTATAACGAAAGTTAATGATGCGGTCGGTAAAATGGTTAGCGGTATAAGCAAAGCAGTGACTTGGTATCAAAACTTGAATAAAGCGCAAATTGCAAGCTCGGTTAGTGCGAAAGCTCATGCGGTAGCAGTAGGGCTTCAGACTGCAGCAACAAATATCGCAACTGTGGCACAAACAGCGTTCAACGTGGCAATGGCAGCAAACCCAATTGGTTTAATCGTTCTGGCGATTGCTGCGGTTGTTGCTGGGCTGGTTTGGTTTTTTACGCAAACGGAGATTGGTAAACAAATTTTTGGTGAATTTGTGAAGTTTGTGAGCGGAGTTTTTGGAAATATTGTTAGTGTTATCTCAACAGTGGCTAATGCAATTATAGTGCCTTTTCAGAATTTTTTGGCAATCGTTTCACCAATCTTTAATACTCTTTGGCAAATTGTTTCAAGCATATTTATTTTAATTGTTGCTTTAGTGGCGACCGCGATTGAAAGCATTGCCCAGCCTTTTATTTGGCTATTTCAGAATTGGCAAACAGTGTGGAATAATATTTGCGGTTTCGTTTCGACAATTTGGAATATGATTGTCGGAGTGGTTACTGCTTATATAGATACTATGAACGCAATCATATCAACTATAGTAAATGCCATTATGACAGTTATTTCACCAATCGTTAACTGGATAAATGATAATATTATTCAGCCGATTGCTAATTTCTTTTCAGGACTATGGAACGGGATCGTGCAGGGAGTAACTGGGTTTATCCAGGGCATAATGAACGTAATTTCACCAATAACTAATTGGATAAATTCTAATATTATCCAACCTGTTTCACGCTTTTTCTCAGGACTATGGAATGGGATTGTTCAAGGAGTAAACGGGTTGGCGGCTGGTATTAAAACCGTATTTAGTTCTATTGTTGCGATTATTAAAGCACCAATTAATGCTGTTATTGGTGGTATTAACTCGATTTTCCGCACTTTGAATGGAGTTACCGTACCATCTTGGGTTCCAGGGCTTGGCGGCGCTCACCCGACCTTCCCAATGTTTCCAATGCTTGCCAAGGGTGGCGTGGTAGATAGTGCCACAATGGCAATCATCGGTGAATCTGGTAAAGAGGCGGTGATGCCTCTTGAAAATAATACTGGCTGGATTACTAATTTGGCTGGACAACTTGCTGAACGTGGCGGAGCTGGTGGCGGAAACACTGTAAATATTAGTGTGAATGTTGAAACTAAAGGTGGAGATTTTGAAGAAGCGGACGCTATTAATATCGCCAAAAAGATTAATACCGCTCTTAAAAGCCAAGGTTTAAGTTTTGATCAGATGGGAGCTTTGCGATGATAAAAATAAATGGAAATGAGATTTTAAAACAACCAACTAGCTATAATGACGATCCTGAAACTATTAAAACAGATAGTTTTGCGATTGACGGCACAATTGAACGACAAAAATATCCAGATAAAAAGCGCGTGAAGCTTAGTTATGATCGTGCAACTCCTGAATTAGTAAGGTATTTTAAAGACCTAGAAAATCAAGCTCAAATTACTTTTGAGAACAATGAAAGTGTTTGGGGATTGCTTAGTTTTACGGGATTAATTACTGATTTTAGTGTTAGCGAATATCGAAGGGGCGGTGATTTATTAACCGAGCTAGACGTAACGATTCGGGAGTTTTAAATGAGTCAAAATGTAAGCGATAATTTCATCAAAACCCTCAAACAACCTCAAAAAAGAACTGAATTTGTGGTTAAAATTGGCTGGAATAAGGAAATTCGAAAAGATGCAGGTTTCTTTGCATTAGATTCAAGTAAATTAGATAATAATAATTTTCTGAAAGGCTCGGAAGATATCATTACGCTATTTGATACTTTTGAATATAGTGATGAGTCAAAGTTTGTTAAGAATTTTTCTATTTCTAGAAAAATATCCCAATATGCTTGGGGTGTAGTCTCGGCAAATGCGAAAATTACTCTAAATAATCAGACGAGGCGGTTTTTGCCAAATAACCCAGAGATTGGGGCTAATTTTAAGGCTGGGCGACCGGTGAAAATATTTGTTGGTTATAATGGAGAAATGATTTGCGTTTTTACCGGATTTATTGGTCGGCCAAAAGTGAACATTGTTTCATCAACAGTGGAGCTTGAAGCATTTGACGCGATGAGCTATTTTGAAACTCAAGAAATTCAACAAAGCTATTTTGAGAATCAGAAAATTAAAGATATACTAAAAGAAATTTTAACTGGGAGTGGTTTTAGCGAAAAACAGTTTAAAATTGATGATAGCTTAACTAGAGTTTATCCGTTTTTGCTAACTAGCGAAAAAACAATGGGTGAACTTTTTAAAGAAATTGCTCAAAACGAAAACGCTCTGATTTATGCTGACGAAAACGGTATTTTAAACTTTTTACCAAGCGAAAAACTCGCTAAAAATAAAATCTCGTCTTGGAATTTTAGCTACTCAAATATGACAGAATTAGAGATTGCTGATTCAAAAATTATTAACTCCGTAAAAGTTAAAAGCTCGTATTTAAAAGAAGTTGGTTTTGGTACACCTTTTAAACTTGAAGGTGAAGATAATTCAGTCGGTGCTAAATCAAAAGCAACCTTTTGGCTAAATTTAATTGAAAAAGCAAAATATGGCTTGATTGGCAAAAATATTGAGCCGACAGTTGTTTTTAAAAATTCAAAAGATGAAAATGGGGCAATTTTAAATGGCTTAAAAGTAACCGGTTATAGCTTTGGTACGAAATATAAGCTTGAAGTTGAAAATCCATTAAAAACACGCGCTTACTTACATGATTTTATGATTCCTGGGCGAATTATTCAAGAGATCAATGAATCACCAGTTGTTGTTCAGAATATTCCGAGTATCGAAAAATATGGGCTTAACCCTGAAGAAAATACAGGACTTGCTGGAAACTCTATGGATTATGAAATAAAAATAAGTGATAGATACGGTGATAATCCTCAGCTTGCTGAAAGAGGTGTTGGTGGTGCAATGGCGGAAATAGGTGATGGAATCTTGCGAAATATGAGTGAGCCAAATATGCAATTTACTATTAAAAACTTTATGAGACCCCACTTGCAATTGGCTGATAGCGTGGAGCTGGAAATTCGTGATTTGGGTGAACGATATAATTGCGCAATATTAGGAATTAGTCTTGAAGGTGGAGTGGATGCAAATTTTAGACAAGGTTTGTATCTGCAGGCATTGCCAAATGTGAAGCTATTTATTCTTGACTCTTCGCGCTTGGATTCTGGAGAAATTCTTGGTTAGAGATGAAAAATGTGTTATAATGAAAATATAATAAACGGCACTTGAAAGAGGCCGTTTTTTCTTTTGGGTGTCAAGAATAATGAGGAGAAAATGATAAATAATGCAAATAACAGTTGGTGAAATCGGGACTTTTATTGCATTTCTGGTTGGATTAATCGGCGGAGTTTTGACACTCTTTCGACACGCTAAAAATGGCCTGAGAGAAATGCTAAAAGGAGAGTTCGAAGGTGTAAATGAAAATTTTGATTCTGTTCGAAGGGAAATACACGAAGTTCGAGATATTGGACAGAATAACGCTAAGAATGGTAAACGTAATGAAATATTATTAATGATCAATGTCCAGCCTGAAAAAGTTGATGAAATCGAGCGAGCGTTTGAAGAATATAAAGCGTTAGGAGGTAATGGTTATATAGATAGTTTAGTTCAAGCTTGGCGAGAAGAATATGAAAAAGATTTAATTAAGGCAAGAATTAAGAGAAAGGAGAAAAATAATGGATAAAGCGATTGAATGGTTTGAACAGCGACAAGGCAGAGTTAGCTATTCGATGGATTATAGGAACGGTCCGAACTCTTACGATTGTTCGAGTGCGATTTATCACGCATTGATTTATGCTGGAATTTTACCACAAGGTTTCCGCATTGGTAATACTGAAAGTATGTTTGTGGATCTGCCAAAGTTTGGTTTCCAAAGAATTGAGGCGGATGCAAATGGTTATATTCCGACACAAAGGGGTGATATCTTCATTTGGGGTAAACAAGGCTACACAAATGGAGCAGGTGGACACACTGGAATTTACCTCGATAACGATAATATCATTCATTGTTCATACGGTTATAATGGTATTCATACCGACAACCACGACTGGTTGGCAGGTATTAACGGAGTTCAGGATTTGACAATCTTACGCTATACTGGCAAGCCTCAAAACGCACCAGCACCAGCACCAGCACCACAAAATGAAGCGATTGATGATGTGATTAACATTGGTTCGCGCTTTAAAATCAATTCGGCACTTCAAGTCACCGAAGTAATGATTAATGATGGGCGAAGAGAACTTAGAATCGACGCCCTTTGTCCACGAGGTTTCACTTGGGCGGAAAACGGTATTCCAGCTGATTGGGCAGTCAAAGTTGATGGTGATGGCTATAAGGTTGATGGTGAAATCTGGTATGGCGATTGGGTTAAACTGCAAGGTGTTTTCGTAGCCCAAGAAGTTGTTCAAAATGATGGAATGTGGTTTGCACGAGTAAATCGAGATGGAATCGATGTCTGGATGGAGCTAACACCAGTAACCGAAATCCCAGCTGGTGATAAAGGAACTATTACTGATTATCACCCAGCTCTAGTACCACAACCAGCACCAGTTGAAGAACCTAAGCCAACTGAGCCAGTTGTAGAAAACCCTGTGGAAAACCATATTGCTGATGTCAGCAAAATGGTCGAAGATGAGCCTAAACCAGAAGAAAAACCAACCGAAAACCAAGGGTTAACAGTTCAAGAAGAGGAGAAAAAAGATATGTCGCACAATTTAGATGATAGCGGAAATGCTGAAAATTCTAAAACAGCAGAGAAAAAGCAGTTAATTCAAATTAATGCAAGACCACTAACAGAAAAGGAGTTTAAAATGTTGGAAGATTTGCAGAAAAATACGGTTGAGAATATCGCAAACACAGAATATGAACCACGTATCAGCGAAAAAGCGAAAACAACAGTGTATTTTATAGCTGACCTTGGAATTTTAACGAATATGTTGATTGCAACAATTTGTGTGATTCTAATCCCAAACGCAACGAAAGAGATTTTAGCAATTAGCGGTGCAGTTGCTACAGCATTTGCAGGATTAAAGCCAATTTTCAAACTAGGAGCTAAGAAATAATGGCTTACGAAAGCTTAACATTTACACCAGGCGAAACTTTAACTGCAGCCAAAATGAACAAGATAGCTAATAATCTTGAATCTTTGCACGATGGCAGTGGAATAAAAGTTGGTTCGATCGATCCGATCAAGCTCAAACAATCTAATGTTCAGATTATTCAATCTGGAAATCTGGCTACTCAACATAAAACGCAGCAAGTTCACACGCAGTGGTTCGACCAGACATATTGGAATCCTAGCTTCTTCCGTCAAAGAAATGAAAAAACAAGAATTGAGTTTCCTAAAGCGTTCAAAAATCCACCAGCTGTGGCGGTTCAGATTTTGAACGCAGGGATAAACCCACTAGCTGTGTTTAGCACGGTGATTACTACGACCTATGTTGAATTTACAATGGCATCTTTAGCTAGAATTAGTCAAGAGCTTGATGTTACTGTTTCAGTGATTGCGACAGGGGAGTTGGCTTAAAGAATAATAGAGGATTGAGAAAATAAAAAGAGCCCATTCTGGGTTCTTTTATTTAACAAAAGCACAATAGAAAACCACTCATCATGAGTGGTTTATTCTGTGACTATCCAACCGTCTTTGAAAGGGCTTAGTTGAATGTCATTAGAAAGGAACTTGTAGTGTTTTTCTGCTCCCTTTGCTCCATCAACTAAATAACTGAAAGTGCTAAACTCTGCCGTCCGATCTCCTGAATAAATCAATACGACCGGCTTGGCTTTGTTATCTTCATGAAAAAATCCGTAAACTTTATCGTAACGCATTAATAGTCCTATTTTCATAACGACCACCTCTTTTTTTCTTTTATTATACCAGAAAGTAGGAAATAAAAGAAGTCGAGTTTTCAACTTAGTGAGCCATTAAACTAATTTCCATTGATTTTTCCATTTTTGCTCCTTTATAGTTCTGGCATATTATTTATTAAAAGTAAGGGTAGTGATATACCGAACATACATAACAAAGAATTTATCTGGTCGCCACTGAATTTAAAATTAAATAGAGCCAAATATAAAGCAATAATTACTGGTAAAAAGAAGAAAATAAATATTAAGATATTTACTATCGTTCTTCTATTGTAATGTATGAAATCTCTCATTTTCCAACTCCTTTTTATAGCATTCTTCGCATACTGGATAACCAAAGCCATATTCATTATGAATTGCTTTACTAGAATAACCTTTTTTATATTGAAATTCTTTCTTGCAATCTGCACAATTTATTATTTTCTCCATATCGTAGCAGACTATGGGACAGTTATTTGGCAGTTCATATTCTTCGTATTTTTGTTCCTTGAAGTTCCATTTAGATGCTTTATTCATCTTTTATTCTCCTAATATGTCTAAGTTCAATAAATCCTTATGTTCCAATATGAGGTCTTGCGATTTCTCGCAAAGTAAATTTACTCTTTTACTTATCTCTTCGAGTTTATCTGCTTGTTCCCACATTTCTCCCCTTGTTTCAGGTGGGTTCTTAAAGTTTTTCCAATATGTGCGATTTTCAATTACGATTTGTAGCGATAGCTCTGCAAGGATTGCAATCATTTCTAAAAGCTCTTTGTTAGTTGGTTCTTGATTGTTCATCTTATTCACCTTTTCTATTTATAAAAATATTTAGGCTTTCTTTTAATTCGCGCATTTCTTTGCTTAGTTCTTTATGCTTATCGAACATTTCTTTGAATTTATCAGATGATAGTTTTTTAATAAGTTTTTCTTTGGTTAGGTTCTTACGAAGATGTATGAATGTTGTGAAATAGCTATCACCTTGTACTATTCTTAATTCATATCCATAAAAACTATCGCCAAAAAGAGTTTTCCATTTTCCATCTTCAAATACTAAAGTATTTTGGTTAATTAAATCTGCACTATCGAAACTATCTAAGTCAAGGGTCATTCTTTGATGGATATACATAATAATTTGACCATCTGATTTTTCTTTTGTTGTTCCTTTTTCATCATATATAAGAGGTAGTCCAGTTCGTTCGACTTCTTTTCGACATAATTCTTCTATAAGTTTAGTTGCTTCTTTATCAATATTTTTCATACTTACTCCTTATTTTTTCTCAATTTTTGGTGGTTCTGGAAGGCTCATCCAGTAAATAACTTTTTCCTCTGTATTTTCAAAACCAAGACCATAATTAAAATCATCAGTCCAAATATCTGTATATACTTCTTTACTTCGAAGTGTATAAACAAGAACTTCTTCGCCTATTTCAGGTTGATTGCCTTCCCACATAAAGTCAAATCTATCTCCGTAAACCTCTTTTTCTTCATTATTAAGAGGCCTCGTAGTAAGTTTATTCCATTCTGTATTTTTCATATCTACCTCAATTCGTTTACTATAAATTTTACAAACAACGCCACAATAGCTACAATCGCAATAATTCCAAGAACAACTGCGACTGGTATCCAGAGTGGTGCTAGAACCCACCACCAACTCCAATCAATAATATGAGTTAATTTTAAAGCAATAAACAGAATTGTTAATGCTCCTAAAAATCCTATGCCACCGTTGGTTGATATATTTGTTGATTTATTTTCATTATTCATATTTTAATCTCCTTGTTTTATTTCCAGCCCTACAAGGGACGATTAAATATTTTTAATCCTCCCGTGCTATAAATATTTTTGAGACACTCAGGGCTTTCGCCCCTTGTAAGGCTGGAATCGAATTGTTAAGGTTAATATAATTTGAAATGCTCCTTAATCTCTTTTTCTACTTCTTTTTCAATTGTCTTATAAAATTCTGTAGCCTCAAATTTATCTGTTGGTCTATAGCCAATCATCATAAAGGCTTCTTCTTCTAAATCTCCCTCATAATATTCTCGAACTAATTTGATTAAGCCTTTTTCTCGAAGACTTTTCAAGGCTTTCAATATTTTATAGTTTGAAAGATTACATCTACCTTTTATGTGTCGCCTTGGAACAGGATCACCTTTGTTTATCACAAAGTCACAATATAATTCACAAAAAGCTTCTAAAACTTGTTGCTCTAAATCTGTAAGTTGTAATTCATTATTGTTCATAAGTCAGATAAGTTTTCCATTCCTCTGAGTGTTTTTCAAAACTTTCTTCGATGTCTTCATTAGTCTTGAAATATATCTCTACATATTTATTTATATATTCATAGTTCCAATAGACTTCTTTCCGTTGAAAATTCCAGCTTCCAAAGAATTTTTTTTCTCCCTCATTATTCCAATTTGGCTTGAATCCTTTGGCGTCTTGCTTGATAATTTCTTTGGCTTTTAAATATTTAAGATACTTTTTAGTTTTTTCTACGGTTTTAAATAGCAATCCTAAATCTTTTATATTTTTAACTTCCAAAGCACTCCAGCCAGAATAGTAATCAGTATTTATTTCTTTAAATTTTGATTTATAAATATCTATAGTGAAAAATATTTTAGGCTCTTTAATTTCTTCGAACCATTCATCAAAATTTTTAATCCCGTCCTTATCAATGGTGAAGCTACTACAAAAACCAGTTGCATAAAGGAGAGTGCCTCCAAGAGAACCCTTAGTTTCTTCAAAAATTCTTCCAGCTTCAATTGTTGGTAAATCTTTTATTAGTCTATATCGTTTCATTTTCATTCCTTTCATATCTTCTGAACTATATTACTAATGTTGATAAAATTGTAGGGCGGAGAATTAAGCCGCTAATAAAGCAGTTTTAGCTTTACCACGCTTAGATTTTAGACCACCGATTTTGCCACCTTTCCGGCCAGCATGCCTAGCTAGCTCTGGATTATTATAGAATCCGCCAGTTCTTCCGTTTTGGCCACCTTTTTTGCCGATTCGGGAGTAAAAACCTTTGCCGTATTTTGCTTTATTTGTAGCGGCAGCTTTTAGTCCGCCAGCTTTTGTTCCAGCCATAAGTTTCCTTTCATTTTTAAAATCATTTTTTCTAAATATTAATGGTACTCGGCGCAGGATTCGAACCCGCATCATAGAACATTGAGAAGAGTCCTATCTCGACAGTTAGAAGCTGCCTGCCTAATCCATTCAGCCAGCCGAGCATGTGCGTTAAATTTCTATATAACGCTTTCATAGAGCAGGGACTATCTCAACTGATATTTTCTGCTTATTAGTAGACTTATATATAACTTCAATCTTCATTTTAAAGTCCAATCATCCACATTATCATTCGAAATAGCCCAATTATTATCGCCAAGCAAATCAATAGCCCGATAATTGTTCCAATAGTTTCCGGCAAATCTTTTTTCATATCTCCTCCTTATTTATTGATAAATATTTCAACTTGTTTCGCACCTTTTTTGAGCAACCAATTTCGAGCATAGGTCGCATCGTTTATGTTTTTATAGTTTTTAGAGTACTCAACACCTTTTTTATCTTTCCATCTAACTGTAAAATCGTTCATTTCTACTATTCTTTCTCCTGAACCAATTTGCCCAAGTGGGCAAAATGGTTTTAATTACTTTCGGCAATAATCTTGCGAGCTATTAACCGTAGCGTTTAGTTTAGCTTTAGTGCTTTTTAGTTCAGCTTCTGAGCCGATAAACAATCCAAACGTACCCGAAAAGAGTATTAGGGCGACGATCGCAATTGCGCGCCAAGCCGATATTTTAAATTTCAAGTCTTGTAGAATTAAATGTTGAATATCAGGTTGTTTCATAGTTATCCTTCCATTTTTAGTTATTAAAATTCGACTTTCTTTGGTTTTGGTTTGCCAAGATAATCTGTAATAATTCGAATTGCTTGATCGTAACCAACGGCGAATCGTGCATAATAACCAGATTCGTTTAGCTTATCCAATATTTCTGCTTGTTCTTCAATATGCTTGTTTTTGCAAAGCGTTCCATCTTTCTTGTAAAGTTTAACGCCATCAGCTTTAAGCTCAAGGAACATTCCATTTTTTCGAAGGTGTGCAATAAGACCATCTTCTTTAAATTCAACAACTCCACTTTCAGCAATGAATAGATCCGGCCAAGCTCGGGATTTTTGAAATTTCTTGTGTTTTGCAGCTTGGCCTGGGCTCATTTTCATTCCGCTTGAAAAATCTGTGCGAAATAGTACGTCAGGGTAGTTTTTACGTAGATAGTCGCAAACTTTAAGGTGCAAGAGTTCTTCTTTCTTGATCATCTTAACTCCTTAAAATGGAATATCACTTAA